CCAGCGTGAATTTGAGGCTTACACCTCGCTATTCATGTGGAAATGCGGTCTGCACATCAAGAACTGGCAGTATTTCGTTCGTATCGCCAACCTCGATACCACGACCGCTGGCCTTGCTGGCACAACCCCACCTGATATTTTCGCCCTGATGTCAAAGGCTGTTGTACGCCTTCCGACCGCTGGTCGTCGTATCTCCGGCATCACCAAAGTTGATGCTCCTAACCAGCCAGCACCGGCCATGCGTCCAGCTTGGTATGTCAATCGTACTGTTCGTCAGTACATGGACATTCAGGCAATTCGTGATAAAAACGTGCTGCTCACCCCACGCGAATACGAAGGTATGCCTATCGTCGATTTCCGTGGCGTTCCAATCCGGATCGTTGACTCGCTCCTTAATACGGAAAGCCGTCTCACCTAACGGTGAGACACTTTCCCTTCTAGGACAAAAGGAAATTTGACATGGCTCAGACAGACATCAATCTTATCTTCACTGGCGGTAATACTGGTTCGGCTCAGGCCATCACCAGCTCGACCGTCATTTCGACCGGCATCTATGATCTGGCAACAGGTTTGATGAATACCGGTTCTACTTATGCCACATCGCCTATCAATGACGGCAATGCGACATATTATGGCGAGGATCTCGGCATTGGTCCAAAGCGCTTGATGATGTACGCAGCAATCGGTACAACCTTTGCAGGTGGTACTTCGCTGAACATCGCTATTCAGGCCGCTGTGGATACGCAGGGTTCGGGCAACTTCTCTGGCCTGACTTTCCAGACCATTGCTGAAACCGGTGCTATTCCTCTGGCAAACCTGACCGCATCCAACTCCTACATCCCTCTGCCCGACATTCCACGTCGCGCAGCTGGTCAGAAACTGTATCGTTTCTTGCAGTTGGCTTACATCCCAGTGGGTACTTTCACCGCTGGTACGATCTCGTTTGCTGGTATGGTTTCCGAGCGTCCAGACTTCCAGACCGGGCCTGCTTACGCTGGCAACTTTACGGTCGGCGCTTAATATCAACTCTGGCCGCTGTGATTGTCACAGCGGCCTTATCATCACAAGGGTAAATTTATGTCAAACGCTGTCACAGAAGATTTTTCTGATCTTCAAGCTCAAGTGAAATATCTGAGCGAGCAACTTCGCGCGCTTCAGGGTCATGCTGAAATTGAATCGGAGTCTGAAAATCCGATTTATGAACTGCTTGCTGCATTTATGTCGCCTGACGATATTTATTATCCTGAAGGCGCACGTTTTGAAGATGTTACTGGCGGTCTAATTCCGCCGAATGAATTTATGGAACCAAAAAACGCAGCTGCCGAACGCTGTATGCGTGCTTGGCTTCGTACTTTGCCTTCGGCTCAAAAAACACCAGCATTCGAAAATATCATTGAAGCTGCAATGCAGATGCGTCCTAAAGAAGGTGATGACGCACAATCATTGGCCGAATATCAGGGCAAAATTCTTCAACGCGCTCTTGAACTTCAATATCAGAAACAAGGCATTCTGCCTCGTGATATGCCGGAATTGGATAACCTTAAATCGCCACAGCGAATTGGTAATGTTCCCGTCATGTCAAACACTCGCATTTCCGGCCAGTCGTCTTTTAAGACGCCAGCCAAAACAAAACTCCGCGCAGATCCGGTTTCTGCCGCAAATAAAGCGGCACCCGCAATTGCGACGAGCCGATCCGAACTTCTTGGCCGTCAAAGCGGTATAGGCGTTCTTATTTAATTCTAATCAGAAGATAGGTGTAAAATGGCACTCTCAGGCTCCGAAATTCTCTATGTAGTTGGCCTTCAGCCTAATGGTCAGCCTGCGGCTGTCTCCGAAATCACATCTGTTCAGGGTCTCGTTCAGGCTGGCGCTGCGGCTGGTCTGACTTCAGGCACGCAGACTCAGTTCGGTTCAAGCACCGGCTATTTCTTGGAAGAAGGTAATCTATACCGTTTCGTATCTGGCACAGGCGTATCCCCTGCCGCAACAGGTAGTGATGTGGTTTTGGCCGTTTACGCTCTGCCCGCCAGCGCGTTTGACATTGCTGGTCGCGGCCTATCCCTAACTGCGGTCGGCGCATTCGCGGCTACCAATAACAACAAAACAGCCAAGATTATTTTTAACCCTGCAACGGCTGTTGTTGGTAGTACAGTTGGTGCTGGTGGCACGACTGTTGCAACCACCGGTGTATCTACCGGTAACAATGTTGGCTGGCAGCTTGCAACTAACATTTTCAAATATGGTGCGGCTGGCTCCAACACTCAGTATGCACAGGAAACCGCAACCATTGTCGGCACCACACATGGCGGCATGGGTTTGCCTTTGGCGACCACCGCTGTAGAAAGCGGCGCGATCCTGATTGCTGTCACTGGCAACGCAGCAACCGCAACTTCCGATATTCTGCTCAACTTTTTCGAAGTGAACGCAATGAACTGAGTCAAACGGCTCGTATTCGGGAGAATGAAATGGCCAAGCGCGACAAAGCTGTTGAGCGATACGGCAAAAAGAAAGCGGCAGCCGCCAAGGCTGCCAAAGACGCCGCAGCTATGGCTGCTCAGGCTCAGGCGCAGAATGCTGCTGGCGGCGCTGATGGTGGTGCCCCTGCTGGTGCTCCTATGCCTGCTGGCGCTCCTGCCGGTCCCGGTATGACCGATCAGGCTCGTATGGCCGGCAGATACGGAGGTTGATATGCCTTCAGTCAGCGGAAAACAACATCGGCTTATGGAGGCGGTCGCTCACAATAAGAGTTTCGCCAAAAAAGTCGGTATCAAACAGTCTGTAGGTAAAGATTTCGCTGAAGCTGATAAGGGAAAAACCTTCCCAAAATCGAACGAACAGCGTATGAAAGACCGATACGGTAAAAAGGATTGATATTATGGCTGGTGAAGATCGTTACAAACATCCTTCCAACACCAAGGGTACGGCCTCAAAAGTCATTGGTGCTGCCGAAGATCGCGCCAAAGAAACTGCCGGAAAACCTGCAATGAATGGTGAAGGCCCACATCCAGATCCCGGTCCTTCGGCTGGCCATGATGCAACTTGGGGTGAAGTGGCTGATCGTCACTCCCGCGAGCATAAAGAAATGGGCGAACGTCATGTCGGTGAAATAACTGACACTCATGCGCGCCATGTTGATGAGCATCAGAAAATGATTGCACGTCACGGTGAAGAACTCAAAGCCATGCACTCCGAAAAAGACATCGGAACCAAGGGAGAAGAGCCTTGAAATCTTTCGTTCACATGGCCAAAACGCCAGATGAAGTCGAAGAGAAAAAGGAACGTATGACCACTGAACCGGTGGTTAATACCTACCCTTACGGTCTTTGCATTTCTTTGTGCGATGATGAGCTTGATAAACTCGGTGATATAAGTTGTGAAGTTGGCAGCATCGTCTCCTTTGACGCAATGGCCAAAGTCACGGCATATAGTCAGCATGAAGTTGAAGAGGATGGCAAGAAAACTCTTCGCCGCCGTGTTGAACTTCAAATCACACATCTCGGTGTCGAACAGGATGAGGACGAACAACCGCCATCCATGAGCAACGAAGATCGTATGAAAAGCCGATATACCACGGACTCCGATAAATATTAAGGGGTGGGCTGTGACTTCAGTAATTGATGTTTGTAATCAGGCACTTGATCTGATCCGCGCTCGCGCGACTGTTACGAGCATCGACCCTAGTGATGGTTCGCTAGCCGCTAATATATTGTCGCGTCAATATCAAAATCGTATTGACGCGCTTTTTCGTGCAGCTCATTGGAACTGCGCTCGTTATCAATCCGGTCTTACTTTACTGAAAGCAGCGCGCGGCACTCCCGAAAACTTAAACGGAGTGACCCCTGTTCCGCCTATGCCTTGGGCATACGAATATGCTTGGCCGTCGCAACCTTATTGCTTGAAGCCTCGCTATATTGTTCCAATCTGGCCGGTGACGGCTGTAAACGCATCGAGCGTGCCTTTCACGACATCAGGCGGCACTATGATGACACCTTATAGCGGTGTCGAAGCGCCTTTCATAACAAGTAGTGATGTCGATGCAAACGGCAATCAAATTCGCGTTATTTTGACAAATGTGCCTCAAGCGCAGCTTGTTTACACCGCGCGCATTGACGATCCCGATTTATGGGATTCAAATTTTCTTGATGCTGCCGTGGCGCTTTTAGCTTCATGGATATGCGAACCAATCACCGGCAACAATCAATTGGCCGCAAAATCTGTTGCATTGGCCACTGAACTTGTTCGGCAAGCTCGAATGTCTGACGGTAATGAAGGTACAAGTGTTGTTGATAACACACCAGATTGGATTCAAATTCGCATGTCACGTCCAGTCGGCATGAATACCGCATCTGCATTGATCGGCTGGGATAGCTTGAGTATGCCGGGAGGCAGTGTTTTCTAATGTCGCAAACCACAGCTCGGCCATCATTCGCATCAGGTGAAATAAACCCCGCGTTTTGGGGTCGAACTGATCAAGCGAAATTTCATTCCGGTTGTTCCGTCATGCGGAACAGTTTTGTAAATTATCGCGGCGGTACGGCCTCGCGCGCCGGAACTGCATTTGTCGGCCCGTGTTTGCAAAACGGTACGGCTCTCCCGCCACGTTTAATTCCATTTCGCTTTTCAATTCAACAGTCTTATGCTCTTGAATTTGGCGATCAGTATATGCGCGTAATTTCACAAGGCGCGTATATCACTGAAACACCTTTAAATATATTGGGTATTGCGAGCACTTGGCCTCTCGGAATGACATTGCCTCTTAACGCTTCCACATGGAAAGCTGGAGATATGTTTTATGTATCCGGGATGACCGGATTGTTGGCCTTAAACAATCTATATTTTGTCGTGCTGACAAATCCAGTCATTGTTGGTTCATCCTGCCTTGTTTCCGTTGCTGATATGTTTGGAAATTCCTATAACGGTTTAAGCCTGTCCGGCTGGACTGGCGGTGGAACAGCGGCCAAAGTTTATACGCAAACAACACCATACTCAGCTGTAGATTTACCGTTTTTAAAATTTACGCAATCCGCAGACGTAATGAGTTTAACTTGCGTAAATCAAAATACTTTGACCGAATATCCGCCTTATGATTTGACACGTTATTCGTCAAATAATTGGGTATTTGTGCAGACAAATTATGCTTCATCAATTTTGCCGCCAACAGCGTGCACCGCCACTGCTTCGACTTTAACGCCAGTCACCAGTGGTCAGCAATTACCGACAAAATACGCATATTGCGTTACCGCAGTTGATTCTATCACCGGCCAAGAAAGTGTTGCATCGCCTATTGCGTATGTTTTGAACTCTGTCGATATTGCATTGTATCTCGGTTCAATCACAATTAACTGGCCTCCGGTTAATACCGCAGGATACTACAATATTTATAAAGCGCCTTCATCGTACAATACCGATGTTCCAATCGGAAGCGTATTTGGTTACGCCGGTACATCTTTTGGCAACCAATTTGTAGATTCAAACATCACGCAAGATTTTACACGCACCCCTCCAGTTCATGTAAATCCTTTTGCTCGCGGGATGATTTTAAATGCGGTTATCACCAGCCAAGGTTCAGGTTATACTCAGGCCACCGTTGGTGCAAATGTTATAACCAATACCGGATCTGGCGCGGTCATCACTCCGGTCATTGTCGGCGGTGTGGTAGTTGATTGTATTGTGCAAAATTCCGGCGAAAATTATACAGCTGGAGATTCACTTGTTATTACTGATAGTGGTTCAGGGGCAGGTGCTGTTGCTTCACTGACAATCGGCCCGCAGACCGGCACATATCCGAGTGTTGTTTCATATTTTCAATCGCGTCGCGTGTATGCCAACTCATTAAATAACCCAGATGGGTATCAGATGAGCCAGACAGGCGCGTACACCAACATGGACGCAGCATCACCACCAATTGCAAGCGATGCGATCTCCGGCAATCCTTGGGGCTTACAGGTCAATGGTATTCAATGGCTGCAACCAATGCCGGGCGGCTTAGTCGTTGGTACAGGGTTGGACGCTTGGCAGTTGTCAGGTGCAAACGGAAACGGAAGCGCCATTACGCCAGCAAGTCAAAGTGCAACGCCACAAGCATCAAATGGCTTTTCACAGACTGTGCCGCCTGTAAAAATCAATTACGACATTCTCCATCTACAGCCTTTAGGTTCTGTGGTCATTTCTTTGCAGTATAATTTCTTTGCACAGATTTATGCTGGTACAGACATCAGCTTTTTATCGAGTCACCTTCTTGAAAATCATCAGATTAAAGAATGGGCTTGGGCAAAAGAACCCTACAAACTTTTGTGGGCGGTGCGTGATGACGGCAAAGCGTTGTCACTTACATATCTCAAAGAGCAAGAAATTAACGGATGGGCGAGACACGATACGAATGGCTTATTTCAGTCTGTTGTATCTATCGTTGAGCCACCAATCGACGCCATTTATTTCATAGTGAAAAGATATATCCGCGCATATTCAAAATGGGCTTACTATGTCGAGCGTATGGATAATCGTTTGTGGGTGAATACTGAAGATCCGTGGTGCGTTGATTGCGGCCTTGCATCAATACAAGGCATACGAAATGCTAATTTATCGGCCAGTTCCGCGTCCGGTTCGGGAAGTGTCCTGACTGCATTCGTTATCAATGGTGGCACGGGATATTCAAACCCTAGTTTAATCATAACTGATCCGTCAGGATCTGGGCACGGTGCGATTGTTAAACTGCAAACTTCAGTCACTTCGGATTTTAATAGCGATTTCAACACAGATTTCGGCGGTGATGGCGCATTTGGCGGTTCGATAACAAGTGCCGTTGTTGTGAACGGCGGTTCTAGCTACAGCCGGATACAAGTAAAATTGCAAGACCCTACCGGCCATGGTGGTGCGGTTGGTTTGACGATTGATCGTTCCATAACTTTCACCGCAGATCAACCTGTATTTACTTCCGCCGATGTCGGCTCGGTAATTCGTATGAGCGGCGGTATCGGAACTGTGATTACATTCGTCAATGCTTTTCAAGTCATTTGCACGATGTCACAAAATATCACTCTAACTATTTCAAATGATCCTTATAACACGCCAGCACCCGCTCCTTATGGTGACTGGACAATAACAACTCCTTTACAAACAATTACAAATCTTCAACACTTGGAAGGTTTGCAAGTGACTGCTTTAGCTGACGGAAATGTCGTGTCTGGTTTGACCGTAACAAATGGCACTGTAGAATTGCCTAATCCCGCAACAGCTATAACAATTGGTTTGCCTTTTGTTGCACAAGTTCAAACTCTGCATTTGGATATAGCTGGCGGTCACACTACTATTCAAGGAAAACGTAAAAGAATTTCCGGTATGACTGTCCGTATGGATAAAAGTCGCGGAGTCTTTGCAGGTGCTAATCAACCTACAGCTTCGACGACACCGTATCAAGCCGAAACAATTTGGAATAATCTGCAAGAAATTAAAGAACGTGATGTTCCCTTAAACAACAGCCATGCAATTCCGCTATTCACTGGTGATCGTTATCTACCGATTGATGATGATTGGAATATGCTTGATGGGGAAGCTAGTCCCGGTTTCTTGGCTGTGCAGCAAATAAATCCACTTCCTATGAATGTGCTTCTATTAGCACCGACATGGGAAAGTGGTGATTCAGACGATCAAGTGGGGTAATATCATGGCCGGTTGTGCAGAATGTCAAAATGCTGTTGTGGTGCGAGCCGAAAAAAACGGTGTGAGTGAATCACAATTAACTTGTCATTATTCACCTTGGACGGTGGAAAGAGAAATTGACGGTGAATTAAGATTTATCGTAGTATGGCCGGAGGTCACGGCCAATGATATTTGTCGGCAGTGGCTGCACCGTTTAAGCCCAATTGTCGATGAACGAGAACTTCATGCTTGATCCAAGAATACATATTGTACCAGCAACAGGTGAACACGCTGTAATACTGGCCAATAATTTAAGAGATGGTGATCGGCGTGAAATTGAAGTGTGCGGATTAACACCAAAACGAGCAATTTGGAAAAGCCTTCGCAACAGTTTATATGCTGATGCAATTTTTGTAGATGGTGATCTAGCCCTTATGTTTGGATTGTGCAGTAGTTATATCGGCCATACAGGTTATCCTTGGTTATTGACTACGCCTGCAGCTGCTAGAATGCCGATTGCTTTCATTAAAGTTGGGCGACAGCAAGTTCAAAAGATGCTAGAATGGCGTCCACAGTTAATTGGTTATGTTGATGCGTCGTATGGTGGCGCTTGCAGTTTTTTAATTGCTTGCGGCTTTAAACTCGACGAGCCAGAACCTTTTGGTATAAATAATGCACCTTTTCGGCGCTATCACATAGGATTATAACATGGGCTTTGCTATGCTTGGCACATTGATTTCCGCAGGCAGCTCAATTATGGGCGGTATTGCTTCGTCCAATGCTGCGGATTATCAAGCTCAAATTGCCCGAAATAATGCGATTGTCGCGCAGCAAAATGCACAATGGACAAGTCAAGCCGGTACTATTCAAGCAACCAATGTAGGTCTGAAAAGTCGCGAAGAAATTGCACAATATAAAGCTGGTATTGCGGCGAAAGGTATTGATGTCAATACTGGGTCTGTAAAGGATGTTGAGGCTGGTGCAACTCAAAATGCAAATACAAATGTTCAAACAACTCAATCAAATGCCGAAAAACAAGCCTATGGATATATCACGCAGCAAAAAAGTTATTTGGATCAGGCCAGTGCTCTTGAATCACAAGCATCTTTCGATATTTTCGGTGGTATTCTTGGCGCTGCTGGAAGTTTGGCTGGCGGTATTGGTAATTTTGGCAGTATGGGTTCCTCTTTAGCAAGCGGCGCATCCAGTATTGGTAGTTTATTTGCACCCGGGCAAGTCAATACACCTAATCTTGGCTCCTATCTGTTTGGAACTCAACAAGCTAATTTTGGGTTCGCCGGCGGTGGCCAAGTTTAACAGTCATAGGTCTTATTAAAAATGGCAAATTTCCTTTCTGATCCTTATGCCACGCCTACAGTCGAACCAATTGGCCCATCTTCAGCCGGTCCGATTAGTGTTCCTGCGGCCAATCCAAATGCTTTTGGTGGTCAAATTGCAGAAGGTTTGGGGAAACTTGGGGAAGGGCTTAATAAATATGCCTCACTTCACAATGAAATATCGGCAGATGATGCGGTAAACAAATATACAGAGCAAACCAATCACATTTTGCATGGTGATCCAAACAAAATGATTAAAGGACCAGACGGCACTGACATGCCGGATACTGGCTACCTCGGTTTGAACGGTGAAGCAGCATTGCGTGCGCGCCCGCAGGTCGAGCAGCAATTAGAAGCTCTACGTCAATCACTTGGTGCAAATATGCCAACTGATGCTGCACGTTATACATTTGAAACCGGCTCGCGCCGCACCAGCAATTATGCTTTGGGTGAAATCGGTACACACTCCTCAAAGCAAGCAACTGAATGGTATTCTAAAGTCAATTCTGACACGGCAAGTGCTGCAACTCAGCAAATTATGGCACATCCTTTTGACGATGCTGTTTTAGAAAGCGCTCATCACGATATAGTAAATGCCCATGTCAAACAGGCTTTACACGATACGGGAGCTGTAGAAGGTTCTCCGCAGTATGATGCGGCGATACGCGATGGTGAAAAATACTTCCTTAAGGTGAAAATTAAAGCGTATGGGCCGACACGTCCTGATAAATCTTTTCAATTGGTCAAAGATAACGCACAATTTTTAGGTCTTGATTACGAAACTTTGTACGACGATTACAAAAGAAAGGCCGACGATTACGAAGGCCGAAATCTTGCAGAGGGTGTTTCCCCTCCTCTTCCTGCCAATAGTAATCCAAAAAATTCATTTGTGATTGGCGATTCAATTGGCGAAGGTATTCGCACTGCTTCCGGTGCGCCCGGCGATACAACTGTCGGCTTAACACCAAATCGCATATTAACAAAAATTCAATCTATGAAAGCCGCTGACTTCGGCACTGGCGCCATCATAGTATCAACTGGCGTGTCAAATGATCCAAAAAGTATAGGGATTGTTGCGGATCAGATTAAAGCGTTTACAGACATGGGCATAGCACCCTCGCGTATTCATATTGCAGGTGTTGGTACTGGCCCTAACGATAGTTTTAAAAATTTGAATGTGAATGGCCAATTATCAGACATTGCCAAAAAAGCTGGCGTTTCTTTTATGGGACCACTGGACCCTGAAAATTTATCTTCAGATGGCGTACACCCAAAAGACTATAAAAAAATAAGCGATACAATATTCCCTCCAAACACACCTGACAATCTACACGGTTCAGCGGCAAGTTTAACCCGTACTCGTGGTATGGTTGACGCTTCCGATATTCCACCGGCTTCATCTGTCGGAGCAAATGCTTTACCTACTTTGGCCATACCGGATGCAGTACGATCAACATGGGGTTGGAAACAAGCCGTTGAGATGGAAAAACAAGGTGGATTTTCAGAACAGGATTTAGCCACTACAGCTTATATTGAATCACGTTTTGGTGCAAATACTGGTGCTGGGCAACCCGGCCATGCTGCACAAGGCGTGATGCAATTTATGCCCGGCACCGCAAAGAAATACGTTCACGGCTCACCATTAGATCCAAACGAATCCTATATCGGTGCTCAACGTCTAGCCATTGATAATCGGCAAGATTTAAATCGGCGTCTTGGGCGGGATGTCACCGGTGCTGAACTCTATCTGGCGCATCAACAAGGATCTGTTGGTGCGGCTGCTTTGCTCGGCCATCCTGAAATGAGTGCTGTTGATGCTCTTACGCGCTATGCGTACAAAGGCAATCGTGCTTTGGCCATGCAGGCTGTTCGCGGTAATATCGGCAAAAATGATGATTCAAATATATCAGCTCAAGATTTTGCAAATAAATGGATTGTCACATTTAATAACGCCAAAGCTACAATTGGTGGCGGTCGATCAATGACCATGCCTGCAAGTGTATCTGGCGCACCTGATCGTCCTTCTACCGCCGCAATGGGTTTTGCATTTCGAGATTTTCCAATAACCGGAACGAATACTTTTGCACCGCAAACAAACATCACGACCCCCTCTTTAGGTTTCTCGCAAAGTGATATGGGTTCACCTCCAACACTTTTAACCGACTATAATAAACCTGATGTTGTAGCTCCAGTAAGCACCGCAGAGGAACCCGCTAAACCTAAAGTTATGCCCGTTTCTGAGGACGCGATTGCATCAGAGATTAAAAATGGTGCTAATGTTCCGCCTAGGCCGGTTGAAGTTACAAAACAAATGATCGCCGATTCTGAAGCGCAAGCGTATCAGCGAATTGAAGAATCTGGTGCGAGCGAAGAAGTTAAAACGATTGCGCGTGCTCAAGTGGCAAAGAAAGCCACTGCACGAAATATTCAATATGAAACCAACATGCGAAAATCCGCAGACGCATCTCGAATTGCTGAAAATGATTTCACAACGCAAGCCCTCACTTTTGATAGAAAACATGACACTGCAAGTTTGAATGCTCTCGTCGATAAAATAATAAACAATGACGATTTGAACGCATCTTCAAAATTATCATTATACAATCTTGTCAATAAGCTGGCCGGGAATGATGAAGATACTTATGGTGCTGGCGTCGATGACATGATGAAACGGTTGACATTGCCCGCTGACCGCCCAGACCGTATAAAAAGTGTCGGCCAATTGGAAACCCTATTCGCCAACAAAGAGATAAATAAAGCTGGCTTTCAGCTTGGTTTTAGTCTGCTCAAGGATAAGCAAGAGGGTTACACATCCTCCCGCGCTGTAGTTTTGAACAGCTTGTTTGAAAGAGCAAAAGATGAATTGGTGCTAACTCAGGATTATGCCGGAGGCAAAATCAACACTGATATTAAAGGTAATATTGCCAAAGAAAACGCTATTCGTGATATTGATACTGCCATGACAAAATGGGTAGCGGATGGTAATGATCCAACTCAATTTCCTTTAGCCATAGATCCGAAAAAGCAAGATGCGTTCTTTAAAATTTATCGCGAACCTGCCGAAAAAGAAAAAGCAAAATACGATGCGCTTATGGAGCGTGAAAAACAAGAATCCACATTGGCAATTGATACGCCTATGTATCGCATACTTGCAGAAACAAATGTTCCTAAACCACCGGCAGGCGTCAATCCTATTGAATGGAATACCATGATGCGTAATCTGCCAAAAATTACAGAAAAGAGCGGAACGCAGAGATATGTGGGCGCGGATGAATGGGCAACCGTTGTTACCGCTTTGTTGCGTGATCCAAAACCTGAAAATATCTCAGCATTCAATGCGAAATTTGCTACAACACAAGGCATATCGCACGCCGAAGATTATATTAAGAAATTAGGCCCGCCTGAAGATATAACTCGACCTTTACCTGATTGGTCGGTAATGTCACCGAAAAATGGCGCCCCTCCGCCAAATTCAACATGGCGTATATATTAAATAGGATTTGATTGATGGCCGACGAAAACACCACAGCAAATTTAGATCCTTTTGCGGCTTATGCGGTTCCTTCGCAAAAATCAAATACTGATGATTTCGGTAAATTTATAGATGACACTTTGGGCGGCACGCCAATCGGCGCGCAAACCAGCGCCACAGGTGAATTTTTTAGAGGCGCTGCACGCAGTACAATACCCGCAGCCGGTGGCTTTGCGGCGGCTGGCGCAGGTGCGGAATTAGGTGCGGGAGTTGGCGCGGTTGCCGGTCCGATTGGAGCGGCATTAGGTGGTTTTGCCGGCGGTCTTGGCGGTTTCTTTGGCGGTTCATACTTAGCCGGAAAAGCACAAGATTTTGTTGCGGATAAATTACCCAATCGGTTTTTAGAAGCCACAGGGTTTGATGAAAAAACTCAAATCGCTGGCCAGCAACAACATCCGATAGCAGGATTCGTCGGCGGTTTTGCACCCTACGCATTAACATCTTGGCCGACGCTCGCCACAAAAACACTCCCGGCTACTGCCAGCACGCTTGAAAGATTGATGAATAGCCAACTCGGCTCTCGTGCTTTTGGCGGGTTGATGATGGGTGGTTTAGAAGCCCAAAGCGAGTATCAAGAAAATCAGCCTTTTGATTGGACAAAAGTAGCAATTTCGACAGGTTTTGGCCTCGTATTCAATGGCCATACGCCAATCGCACAAAAATTAAATAATTTCGGTGCGCGTGCTATTTCAGGATCGCCTGTGACAGTGGCTGAAGCGCGCGCATCCGGCATATATGGCGCAGAAGAAACGATCACCGGATCTGCACAACGACCACCCGATGTCGAACGAGCCGATCAACTTCCAGCACTCATTGAAACAATGGCGGTTGGCCATAATCAATATTCGATCAATGCGGATTCAGCGGCGCGCAAAATTGACAAAGATGGTTTATTTGCAAAACAAGATGAATTGATTGCTCAAAGAAATGACATTAAGCAACATTTTGAAAGTTTTGCCAATCCTTCGGAAGAGTATTTAACTGCGGCGCAAGAGCGTCTTGAAAATGCTCAAGATCAACTCGACCGGCATAATGGCATTTCAGGCGTTTATGCGAGAGGACCGCAACAACGTCGATTGATGGTTCAAGTTAAAGCTGCACAAGCCGATCTTGATGATGCACTGGCACGTCGAAGAACTTTTAGATCGGGTGAAGTTCCGCACACGGCTGAAATGACTGCCGCACTGTCGCAAATGGCCAAGATAGATGATCAGCTTTGGGCTTTGCGCGAACCTATCAATTATCTACGTCGTCAAGCCGCCGACATGTACAATTCGGAAGTTGTCGAACCGCAACCTGTTGCAAACCGCATCGTTCCAACTGAGGCTCAAAAAGAGGAAGTGCGTCGAAACGGCGCAACATTGTTTCCTGAAACAGAAACGCAAGTTGCTCGACCAACAGGTGAAGCGGCAAAATTGCCGCTAGCCGCTTTGGATATGTTTGGCACTGCAACCAACACTGAACAAGTTGGAACTGCGGGTGCGCCCGCTTTGATAACAGAAAAAGAGCAAGGCACTTGGGTTACGCGCAATGGCGTCACAACTAAAATCAGTGAACCTACAAAAGTTCAAAATGCTGAAGTTAAAGATCCTGCCGAAAAATTTGATCCTGAAGCCTTTAAACGGCATAAAGAACTGACCGAGTTAAGAAAATATCTTTTGGAAACGAATGATCAATTTAAGATTAACGGGAAAACCGGCGTTGAAAATGCGGCAGAAGAGCTTAAAGCCTTAGAACCGCGTTTACAGCGTGCGCGCGAGCAGGCAGCGGCTGAATCCACGCCTGTCGCTCCCAATGTATCAACTGCGCCGATTGCGCCTGTAGTGGCCGCTAAACCGGCCAAAGTTTCTCAGCCGATCGCAATTCAATTTGAATACATCAAACAAGACATGATGAAGCGCTTGGCTTATGTTAAAATTCCTGAAAATGAGTTAGAAGCTCATGCTGAATTTTTTGCACATGAATTTGTTGCACGCGCTGAGAATATGAAAGGTCTTTACGGTGACGCGGTTGATCTGTATCGTAAAGATTATTTTGATATTCTGAATAAAGTTACAGGAGCCAGAGCGCCAAAACCTAGCGTACCGAGTTGGCTGGTGGAAACTAAAAATTCGGTGCCTGCAAATAAAGTCATCGAGCCTGTAAAAATTAACGGTAAAACAATTGAAGAGCTGACCGCAGAGCCTCACGCATCTACCGAAGAAATTAAAACGGAACAAAAAGCCGTTTCCGAACAACAAAAAGACCTTAAAACACAGATCGAAACCAAAGGCGTAGATTCGATCAAAAAATTTGATCCTAACGAGACGCTTAAATTTTCATCTCCGGAGGAAGCCAAAAAAGGTGTCAATCGGCTTTTCGATGTCGAGTCTTTGATAACCGATGCAAATCGGATGCAATACAAATCCGGTGGTGATGAATTTGGCGTAACCGATGAACTCAAAAATACAAAAGCGTGGGTGCCGGAGCAGGGCCAAGGTATTCTTGTATGGCAAGAGCGAAACGGCAATTTAATTGTGGTCGATGGCCATCAACGCACCGGTCTTGCGCGTTGGTTGATCAAAAATGGCATTGAAAAACATATAGATATACCGGGCGTTTTAATTCGTGAAGTCGATGGTGTTACGGTAGAAGATGCTCGTGTCCGTGGCGCGATGATCAACATTGTTCGCGGTTCCGGCAGCGCTCTTGATGGCGCGACAATTATGCGGATGCACCCTGAATATTTAGAAGGTGCAACCAGTAAATCAGCAGAAAAACCGCGCAATTTGGCTGTTTTGTCAGATGAAGCATTTGGTTATGTGAAACAAGGTATTGGTGGAATTACTGAAGATCAAGGTGCTTTGGTTGGCCGTGAACTAAAAAATGATGGTGTTCGCCAGCTTCAGGCTTTGCATCTCATCACTGAATTAAAACCTAAAAATGCGGCTGAAACAAAATACATCATTGATCGTGTAAAGAATGCCAACGTTGCAAAAGCGGAAGGTCAGGCTCAAATTGAAATGTTTGGGAAGATTGATCTTCCGAACATCAAAGCCGAGTCGCAAATTTCTGGCGATGTCAATTCTATATTAGCTCAAATCACTCGGCAGACAAAAACAGCTGCAACAGGCGCTGAAAATATTCTCGGTAAAATTGATGTGGCTGGCAATATTGCCAAGTCGGAAACGACTTCGCAAATTTCTGAATATTTTGATCGGACAAAATTTTCGGCCGGTTCAGTGGTTGCTGATGTCCTAAAAGAAAATGCGCGTGATCTCACTGATAAAAAAATCACCCGCGACCAAGCCGTTCAAAATGTACGCAAAGCCGTTGAAACCGATTATGAGCGTTTCAAAAAAGAGGGAAGCATATACCGAGACGAAAATGGCCAGCCGATAAGTGAAGTGGCTGAGACAGATGAAAATCAGGCAACGCTGTTTCAAAAAAAGAAAAAAGCACCCCCGAACGCAAGCATTATATTAAATTCAAATGCGAACGGTCGAGATTTGATGACAATTTTCAGAACAAGAAATGCGTCCTCATTATTTCATGAAGGTGCTCATCGGTTTTTAAACAATCTCATGAGAGATTCTCGGCATCCTGACGCGCCTGAACAAGTTAAAGATGACGCAAAGAAAATTTTGGAATTTCTCGGAGTTGAAGATTTTTCACAGGCCGCGAAAGGTAGTCGCGAAGAGCAATTGTGGGCTGTCGCGCATGAAAAATTAGCACGCGCTTATGAGCGTTATTTAAGAGATGAAACTGCGCCAAGTCCCGCACTTGCACGTCTTTTTCAAACACTTAATAAATGGTTCCGGCAGATATATAAATCGGCTGATGAACTTGGCGTGCCTATAAATGAGAATATCCGTTCGATTTTTGACCGATTTTTAACCAGCGAACCACGGCGCACCATCATTACTGGTGATCGGCCAGAGCCTGTAACATTGGCTGATGAGCATATTAAAGACGCGCAGACTGTAAAAGCCTCAGAAGCTGAAGTCGCCGCAGAACGTATTGCTGATGAAAAAAACAGAAATTTAGAAGGTGTTTCGCCAGAAATATTGGCCGAACTTCAAGCTGCACATGCAAAAATAGGAGAGTTGAATAGTGAACTCGAAGCCGCACTCACAAAAGCAAGCAGCGCAACCCAGCCTCCAGCAGAAGGTGGCGCAGGCGCAGCAGGAGCAAAAAACATGGGCGAGGGTGGCGCAAGACCCGAACCTGTCACCGCAGGCGGCGGCGGTGGCCGCGTCGATGAGCAGGTCAAACCAAGCGGAAGCGAAACTCGGAATGAAGGCGTTGGCGTACCAAAGCCAGCAATCGACGATGCCCGAAATGGGAATGCAAGCGGAATCCATCCCCTCGCTCCAAGATCAAAACCTGACATATCTTCAAAATCCGAATCCAAACGCCTCGATAAAGCCGGAAATATTATAGTCGCAAACGTCCGATCTATTGCGGATTTGCGAGAAGCAATTAACGATCAGATGCACGCCAATGCTGAAAGCAACAATGATTTTCTAGCCGCACGCCAAGGTGTGATACCAGATGTTGAAGTTCAGCGTATGGCTGATATTTTAGGCTTGCCGCAAGCTCGCGTAAATCTTGATAATTGGACAGTTGGCCACGCAGCCAATAGCGTTGAAGTGGTATTAGGCCGCCGACTTTTGGAACAATCACTGGCCGAAACTGCCACGCTAGAGAAAAAAGCCCGACAGACCAGAGCCCCTGAAGATGTGATCGCTTTCTTGGAATCAAGAGAAGATAACGTTCGCATTCAAGAATATTTTTCTGGCATAACCGCTGAATCTGGCCGCGCTACTCGCGCATTTCGCAAATCTGCCGAACTCAAAAGCGATCTTGAACGGGCAAATTACATAAAAAGAGACTTTGGCCAAACGCTTTATCAAGCATTGCAGGAGATTGATCGCGGCGCATTACAGGATACGCCTGAAAAACAAGCCAAATTCTACCGAGACGCGAAAAAATTTAGCGGAACAAATATGGCTTTAGAAATATTTATCAACAATATTATTTCTGGCCTTGCTACTCACATGACGTATCTGACAGGTAACGGCATAATGGCGGCTGAACGTACTGCCGCTCAGGTTCCCACAGCTGCGGCAATTGGAATGCTGCGAACAGTTCTCGGACGTACTGGTAATACAGTATCCTTTGGAGAAATTGGTGCGCGTTTAAAAGGTTACAAGCAAGGTTTTGCACCCGGCATGAAGGCCGCTGTTGACGCTTTACGCACCGGAAAAATGACTTTGCTTCCGGGTGAAGAAGGTTATGAAACACAAAAAACATTTGATCTTTATAATACAGGTGGAACACCCGCTGAAAGATTGGATCCAAATGCAGATTGGGTTGCAGTCGGATCGGCACTTCATGCTTTGATGCAAGCGCCGCGAGATGCTTTTAAAGCAGGGCAGGCACTTATTGATTCTAACACCATCAAAGGTGCAAATGGAATTGCCCCGATATACAGTGAAAACGGCGCCACGCCGGATGTGGCTTTGTTTGGGTATTATCTTCCCACCGGCGAACTTGTCCGTATGCCAAGCCGCGCAGTTGGAGCGCTGCACGCTGTCCTATACGCTGGCAACTATTCAGCCGAAATTCGTCAATTGGCTTATCGTCAAGCCGCAGAGGAAGGCCATGTCGATAGTGATTTTCACGCTCGAACTGCCTACCTAGCGCAAAATCCAACCGCTGAAATGATGGAAACAGCAATGTTCGAAGCAAAACGAACATCTTTGCTGTCAAAAGGTGGTAAAATTACAAATGCACTGACCAATCTGACCAATCAGAAAATTTTAGGTGCGCCCCTTATTAAATTTGTTTTGCCTTTCGCCCGTATATCTGGCGATATTCTCGCTCGTACACTTTCCGAAAGAACTCCTTTAGGTTTTCTGAGTAGCGATGTACGCGCCGAACTTTTCAGCAAAGACAATTACGTCGCCGATATGGCCGCTGCCCGTATGCTGATTGGAACCACAGTTGCAACTCTCTTCGGTTCTCTGGCCGCTGCCGGCCAAATGACAGGCTCTGGTCCAGTCAATCGTGACGAAGCAAATTTGTGGCGGATGGCTGGATACCAGCCGCACAGTGTCAAAATTGGTGATATGTTTTATGATCTTCATCGTCTCGGACCACTAGGTTTGCTGGCCAGCCTCGGTGCTGATTTTTATGAAGTCGCACATAAATTGCCAACCGAAACCGCTGCTCAAATTGCGGCAAGCGTTGTGCAAAGCATATCCAAAAATATTTTGGACGAGAGTTTTATGAAAGGCCCCGCTGATCTAATTAAGGCTCTTGATGAACCTGATAGATTTGGTGCAAGCTATATTAAGAATTTTGTTTCGTCTTTTGTGCCGTATTCGGCTATGCTGTCGCAATTAGATCGCAATACTGATCCGTATATGCGCGAAACACGTTCATTATTAGATGCAGTAAAATCAAAAATTCCGTATGAATCGGATACGCTACTCCCAAAACGTGATATTTGGGGTGAGCCAATTCAGCATCCAGCATCTATCGGTGGGCCACTTTCATCTATATACGAAAGTCATCTTAACCGAGATCCGGTTATTTTAGCGATGATGGATTTGCACATTCATCCGGCTCAGGTCGAACGAAAAATTGCAAATGTCGTTTTGACCGATGAGCAATTTGACAGATATGCTCAAATCGCCGGCCGAATGACCAAGAAAAATCTTGATACTCTTGTCGCATCAACTGCTTTCAAACAAATGAATGATGAGCAGCGGCATGATTCCATCAATGAAGTCATCAAGCGAACCAGAGATACGGCACGAGGTATGATAAAAATGGAATATCAGGACATCGTGATAAAAGCTACACAACAGAAAAAGAATGGTTTTCCCGGCGCTACACCTCGCTAATATCAGCCATTTTGTGCTATAAGCATTTCAACCTAAAACACAACGAGAAGCGAAATGACAATATCAACCACCATCAGCAAGGTAGTTTTGCCCGGCACTGGCGCGCAAACGTCATTCGCCTATCCATTTCTTATTCCGGTTTTGGGCGACGAACTGGTAATTTACACCGACGGAAATGGCCTAAGCACCACACTGCCAGAAAGCCAATATACGATCACCGGTATCGGTTCTCCAACTGGCGGAACAGTCACCTATACAATTTCAGGCGCGGCTATCGCCATCGGAACTTCGCTGACTATCGCTCGAAATGTGCCATACGTTCAAAATTACAGTTTCAATAATCAAGGATATTTTTTGCCGTCTGTGATTGAATCGGCTCTTGATTATGTAACAATGGCCATTCAACAAGTTGAAAATTCAATCGGTTATGGTTTTACGGCGCCGCTTACGGATAGCAATCCACCCTTACCATTACCTTCGGCAACAGCTAGAGCCAATCAATACGCAGCATTTGATAGCAGCGGTAATATGATTGCTGGTTTGCCAGTCACTAGCGGCGCGATTGTATCTTCAGCCATGCAGCCCGTTGTCAACGCCGCAACAACAGCGGCGGCTGTGGCACTTTTAGGCATAAATGTCAGCAGCGGCGGCTATGGTATTCAAACTTCTAAAGCTGTTGCAGCCACTGTAGATTTTGGCTCAGTGGTTACGCATAATATTTTGCTGACCGGAAGCGGAACAATCACTTCATTCGGATCCTCAGCTTCAACTTCGTACCCAGATTATCAATTCACGGTTAGCGCCACAACCACTTTTACAAATTCGGCCAGTTTGCTCTGTCCGGGAAGTGTAAATCTCATTGGGCTTGTGGGCGACGTTGGCATCGCGGCCTATCAAGGATCAGGAATTTGGAAGATAATCAGCTATCTCCCAGCTTCCGGCGCGTCGCCCGTACCACCTGTAACAACACCATCCACAGGAATGCCCAGCGCTTCCGGTCTGGTGATTAAAAATAGTTCTGGTTCGAATACGATTGTCGCAATCACAGCGAACTATGTACAAATACCAAATGCTTCATACACAAACATAATTCGCGCCAATGTCTCAACCACCGCCAGCACTGCGTTTGTCGGCGCGGGTGGATTAGATGCTGGTGTGGTGGCCGCAAGCACATGGTATCATGTGTGGTTGATTGATAATGGCAGCACAACTTCAGCCGTTTTAAGTTTGTCTGCCGCAGCTCCAACGCTGCCGTCAGGATACACTTACTATATGCGTGTCGGTGCGGTTTATGCTAATCCGTCCAAACTTCTCATGCAAACTTTGCAACAGGGAAATCGCGCACAATATGTTATTGCGGCCAGTACAACAACAATCGCGTATCCAAGAATGATTACAGGTGCAAGCGGTAATATTAGCGCAGCAAATGGTTTGACCGCCATCCCAATTGCAGCGTTTGCACCTCCAACGGCGGCACGCATCAACTTGCAAATTTGCGATACTGGTGCCGGTAGTGGTGCAAGTACACTGGCCGCGCCAAGTAATAATTTTGGACCTGTCAGTTCAACCACCAATTTACCACCTTTCACATGGTATGGTTCTTATTATATGTCTCAATCTGTTGATTGGGTTTTGGAAAGTTCAAATGTGTATTACGCCTCAAATGGCATTTACGCTTATATGTCGGCTATGGGCTGGACGGATTCGGTAAACGCATCCTAAGTGACAACACATCAACAATCTGTTATACACTTCAAAGAATTAGAAGGCAGGACAAAATGCGGAATTTCACTCGTATCTCACTTGTACTCCTCGCACTGGCCGCTGTTACAGAAGTTAAAGCTCAAACTTCGCAGCAGATCATGCCCGGATATATTACAAACACCGGTTGCGCTGGTGGAACAGTCGGCCCCTGTTGGCTTCCTTTCTCTGCGACCGTTCCATTGCCAACAGGCAATGCTGGCGTGCCGTCAGCCGTAACAGGTACTGTAAGCGCTGCGACAATCACCAATACTTCTGCAACCGTTGTGGCCGCAGCCACACGGCGTTTTCTGCTTATCGAAAATGAAAGTTCCACAGCAACTATAGCTTGTAGCTTTGGCGGCACCGCAGCACTCAATACTGCCGGTAGTTTTACAATTTTGCCAAATACCAGCCGTAAATGGTCAGATTATCCCGTACCTTCGGAAGCGCTCAATTGTATTTCCGGCGTTGCATCCAGCCCTGCAACTGTGGAGACCTACTGATATGGCCATTCAGAACCTAAAAAATTCTTTTTTAAACACGATGCGTTGGGAAGGCCGAAATAGCCTATCCGTCAACAAACATGATCCGGGAAACTGGACAGGCGGCGCGGTTGGAAAAGGTTATCTTTACGGTTCAAAGTTTGGCGTTTCGGCTCCCGTTTTGATTAAGATGTACCCGAATGTTGCGATGGCCGATGTCACAGAAGATATGGCAGCGGCCATTTTCAAATCTGGGTATTGGGATGAGGTTAAGGCTGACGCCATGCACGAAGGTGTTGATCATTGCGTTTCAGATGATGCCTATAATGCTGGTGTTGGTGCGGCTTTGAAAAGATGGACACGCGGAGGGTTTTTATTTTCTGGCGATCCGATCACCACTATTCATAAATATTCCGACATGCGCCTATCCTTTTTGGAGAGTCTGACAACTTGGAAAATCTTCAGTCGCGGCTGGGCGGCGCGCGTTGCTGGAGTTGAAGTCGAAGCGATTAAAATGGCACAGGCGGCAATTAAAGCAAACCCGATTACTTTGGCCGATACAACTGCGGATTCTTCTGTTCATTTGCTTAATAAAGCTGGCCAACTTGCTCAGGATTCACATAAATCCTCTCTTGCCGCTGCCGCATTCAGTGGCGGTTCAGTCACTATTTTGACGGCATCTGTATCCAATCCTGTGCTGCATGTGCATCCTGTAGGTGCTGCTTTGCTGGCAACCGTGGCTGTTCATACAATTGTTAAAACTGCATGGAATGCTCATACATCTCATGTGCGCGCAAAAACGATGTTAAAATCTGCAATCTCTCAAACTTAGGAGTTTATCATGAACGGAACGATCCCTACAGGCGTCATCCTTGGCGTTTTGTCTTTTGCCGGCCTCGCGGCCAATGAAATGCACCTGCCTGTTTTGGGCGCATTTTTCGCAGATCCCCACACTGCCGCAACAGCTTCAACAATCTTGTCCGGTTTGCTGGCTCTGATTGCAGGTGCATCTCAGGGTTATAAAGCTGATAAATCGGCTGTACCTGCAACTATTGATCCCACTCCAAAAGCATGAGGTTGTTATGAAGAAATTTGCAATTCTCTCCACGTTTGTTATTTTTGGCGGGTTAGCCGGTTGTGCATCATTGACCGCCAAACTGACCGCATTTGATAATTCGGTCAACAAATATGCGCCTGTGATCGGCAAAGACCTCATCATGGTTGCGGATATTCTGGTGACAGCCGAGTGTTCACCTGCGACAAAAACCGCTTCGTCGGTCGCCACCAACATTTTGAAGATCACCGCACCAAACAGCAAAGCTGCGACAAACGTGGAAAATGCGTTGGCCACCAATGTGCAGGTTGCGGATCAGCTTTGCCCGCTGGTGTCGGCAATCAAGGCCAGTGTTGGTACAGTTCCTGCCGGTATTCCTTCGCAAGTCGTTGCAGTTTCTGCGACCACTCCCGCTTCTTAATTTAAGGTGCAATCATGCTTTCCACCATCAAAGCCGTATTCCAAGGCATCGCCAATTATTTTGGGTATCTGAATAACAAACAGATGCTCGATGCGGGCGCGGCTTCGGTGGTGGCGACCTCATTGCAGGAACAAGCCAATGACCTTAAAATTGCCGATGCTGCTCGCCAAGTTGTGCGTGCTGATGCTGCCCATAACCCTAACAGCTTGCCAAACGACGAGTTCCGGCGAGCCGACTAAGGTTACATTTTGCGCCGCCGCGCAGCCTATCTACTGGTCAGCGCGCGATACTTCTGCTACTGTGGCTCAAGTGCATGAGCACGATGCTGTCGGTAAAGCCCTTTGCGGCTGGGGGCAGACACTTCCTTCCAAATAATTTTCAGGTGGCATCATGGAGCCTTTCTCAGACACGGTGACAATTGACAGAAGCGACTTGAAAAATCTCATCAAGGAAGCACTCCGCGATGCACTTCCTGATGCGCTCCGAAAAGAATTTGAATTAGTTGGTATAGATGCTACCGATTCTGAAAAACGCTCTCAAATCCGAAAAGATATGGAACTCATGCGTAAATTTCGCTTGGCTTATGATGGCGCGGCCATGAAAATCGGCCACGGATTACTGTGGTTTTTCTTTATCGGATTTGCAACTTTTGCCTTAACAGGCTTTAAAGTTAAACTTCCTTGGCAATGAGAGATATGAAGATGTTTAAAAACCTTGCACTCACCCTCGCATTGTTGTTGGTTTGCACACAAGCTGAAGCCCAATCGACAAAAGCTGCCCTTTCCAGTCAGGTCAATACCGTTATCACGTCGAATGGTGCGGGCGCGATCACCGGCGCGAAACTCAATACGATTTTGAATGCTGGTATTTATAGCTATGGTACCTTGCTTGATAGCAATACATGGTCTGCCGCGCAAATATTTTCAGCTCCTATTGCATCTGCAACAAATGCAGGTGCAATTTCATACGGCACTTTGCCATATTCCGACACCGGCATATTCTCATCGTTCAGCACAAATCTGAATGGTTATGTCCAGCAGGTCGTGTCTAACACCAGTTCCGGCACTGCCGCAAGTGCTGATTATATCGTCAGCAACGATCAAGGTTCCACAACCGCACACTTTGGCGATTTCGGCATCAACAGCTCCGGCTATAGTGGAACGGGCAGTCTTGGATTGCCTAGCGGTGTATTTTTGACAGCCACGACAGGAGATTTAATTCTTGGCACAACCACCGTAAATGCCATTCATTTTATCATCAACAATGGCACAACGGATGCCATGACTATTGCTTCAAATGGAGCAGTTAGCGCGCCTTCACTTACGGCGACCAGTTCATTCACCGCAACCGGCCTTGTCGGTTTACCGAGTTTGCAAGCAGAAGCGGCAAATACTGTAGTCGGAAATGCGACTGCAAGTTCAACATCACCTACAGCATTGGCTGTACCTTCCTGTTCGGGTGCGACTAGCGCTCTGACGTGGACTTCGGCCAGCGGTTTTGGGTGTAATACAGTTTCAAATTTGGCTGTGGGTGGATCAACAGGCCAAGTTCAATTTAACAATGCAGGTGCTTTAGGCGGATTTACCGTTAATGGCGATGGCACTCTCAACGCTTCGACTGGCGCTCTAACAGTGACGAAAACTGGCGGCACTGCATTTACAGCATTGGCCACGACCACGCCCGGCACTGGTGTTGTTACCGCGCTCGGAAATGCTGTAAATGGTTCTGGTGCAATTTCATTGACAACTGCGCCAGCATTTTCAAACCCTACAATTTCAAATTATGAATTGTTTACCCCTTTGGCGTCGCAACCAACATGGGCAAATGGTTTGATCTGGTATGATCAAACCGAGGATCAATTTGACTTTTTGAATGGCATATCCACTCAGCAAAATGATGTGCATATTGGTTCTGAACTTCAAGTGCGTGTTTATAACGCCACAGCTTCAACGATTCCCGCCAATTCAGCAGTTTACGTTACCGGTCAGCATTCTCATTACCCAACCATAGGTTTGGCTCAGGCCAATTCTCCTACAACCGCTAATGCAATAGGTTTAACTCATACGGCTATTACTAGCGGTACATACGGATTTGTAGTTGTCGCAGGTAAATTAACAGGTGTAAACACTTCCGGTATTACGGATGGTGCGTATGTTTATCTGTCAGACACAACAGCCGGTGCAATTACAGCAACACCACCTGTGGCTCCCAGTCAGCAAGTCGTTCTCGGATACAGCACTTATGCTAATCCATCTCAGGGTGTTATTGAACTGATTGCACCACTGCCTCCAGCCTCTGAATTAAATGTGGCAACAGGATCAATTACGGCTTCAAATCCAGTTTTGAATGCGACACAAACTTGGAATGCCGTAGGTACAACTTTCACCGGAATCAAAGAAAATATAACTGACACAGCATCCGCAAGCGGTTCTTTATTGGCCGATTTGCAAGTTGGCGGTGTCAGCAAATTTAGCGTTACTAAAGCAGGTTCAGTAACATTAGGTACGCCACTCAGCATATCAAATGGCGGTACTGGTATTACATCGTTTGGCACTGGCGTACAGACTGCACTTGGAACTGCGGTGAATGGTTCCGGTGCAATTGCACTTACGACCAGCCCAGTTTTTGTCACTCCGAATCTTGGTACACCTTCAGCGGCGGTTTTAACAAGTGCGACTGGACTTCCGTTAAGTACAGGCGTTACAGGCACTTTGCCTGTAGGTAATGGCGGTACTGGTGCAACAACGTTTACAGCCAATGCGCCGTTGATCGGTAACGGGTCAGGTGCGATTGCACAAGGTACACGTTCCGGCAGCACGACCGTATTTGGAACCGCAAGCGGTACGCTGACAAACGGCCATTGCGTCAGCATTGACGCCAGTGGAAATTTTGTCGATGCTGGTGGCGCTTGTACGACAGGCGGTGGCGGCGGTACAGTATCCAGCGGCACAGCCGGTCAAGCGGCTGTTTATGCGTCAACAGGTACGACCGTCAGCGGTGTGACAATTGGCGGTGATGCAACTTTAAACACCGGCACCGGTGCTTTGACAGTTACGAAAACCAGCGGCACTGCATTTTCAACTTTGGCTACTACAACGCCCGGCACCGGTGTTGCGACCGCTTTAGCTGTGAATACGGGATCTGCGGGTTCATTCGTGGTAAACGGCGGTGCGCTTGGAACCCCGTCATCCGGCACACTCACCAGCGCAACCGGATTGCCAATCAGCACAGGTGTTAGCGGTTTAGGCACTGGTGTTGCAACTGCACTCGGTACGGCGGTAAACGGTTCTGGTGCGCTCGCATTGACCACCAGCCCAGTTTTTGTCACTCCAAATCTCGGTACGCCTTCGGCAGCGGTTTTGACCAGCGCCACCGGATTGCCATTGACCACAGGTGTCACAGGTACTTTGGCGGTGGGTAATGGTGGTACTGGCCTGACCGCAGGAACGTCCGGCGGTATTCCGTACTTCTCCAGCACTTCCGCAATGACATCCTCAGCCTTGCTTACGCAATATGGAATTATGTATGGTGGTGGTGCTGGTGCGGCTCCAGTCGCAACCGCTGCCGGTACGACAGGCCAAGTGCTCGTGGCCACCACAAGTGCGGCTCCTGCATTTGGTAACGTCCCTGTAAACGGTACAACCCTTTCAACCGGCTCCACCGGCGCAAGTTTGAACTTGGCCAATGCAAATACATGGACGGCTGCTCAATCGTTCAACTCAACTGATCTCGTGCTTAAAGGCTCGACATCTGGAACGACCACACTAAACGCATCAGCAACTGCCGGCACGACCACAATCACGCTCCCAGCCGTAACAGACACAGTAGCTGTTCTCGGAACCCCTGATCAGTTGCTGTCCGGTGGGGCAAACTTAACGTCCTATTCTCTTGGAACTGTGAGCAGCGGCACATCAACTGTCGATTGCGGCAAAAACCCAAGCCAATATCTGATAAATGGCGGTGCATTCACTCTTGCAGCGCCTGTATTAGATGGCACTTGTTTAGTTGAAATCATTAACGGTTCCAGTGCGGGTGCTGTCACACTATCCGGCTTTTCGACATCACCAAGCGGATCTGGCGATACATTTGCAACAACCAAAACAATTAGTGCGGCGGCTGTAACCGTATCTTCGGCCAGCCCTGCGGTGGTGACGTACACAAATAGTTTTGTTGCTGGTCAACAAGTGTATTTCACCGCAGCAACAATGCCGACCGGTATGACAGCCAACCAAATTTATTATGTGCTCGCCACCGGTCTTTCCACAAGCAGTTTTCAAATTTCAGCAACTCCGGGCGGAACAGCTATCAACACATCCAGCACTGGTACAACTGTTGTTTTGAACGAACCAAGTGTATTCATGCTTGATGTGTTCCGCGTCAATGGCCTTACAACCGGTCTTTGGAAACAAATGCAATGATTAAAAACACCGCACGCCTTATTTTATTTGGTTTTGCTTTTGGCCTGATGTCGTCATCAGCTTTTGCCTGCACAACACCTTTTGTCTCTATATCTGGAGGTGCATGTCAGGCTTATCTAACCACTGGTACATCTTTTACAGTTCCAAGCGCTTGGAATAGTGCCAACAATACCATTGAAGTTATCGGTGGCGGCGGCGGCGGCGCTTCTGGCAACACTTACTCTGGCGGTGGTGGTGGTGGCGGTGCGTATTCTAAAATTAGTAATCTGGCGCTCACAGGTGGCAATAGCATCAATATTATTATAGGTGCCGGAGGTACAGGCGGTAGCGGTGGTTTCGGCTTTAGCGGTGGATTTACGGCATTTAACGGCACAACTCTTTCCGGAGCGTCTGTCTCCGCCGCCGGGGGTTCAGGAGGTGCTGGTAACAGCAGCGCTGCTTCTGGCGGAGCGGGCGGCTCAACAACCGGAGTGGGAACAACAAAATATGCCGGCGGCACAGGTGGCGGTAGTGCTTCTGACTATGCTGGCGGCGGCGGTGGCGGCGCTGCCGGCCCCTTTGGAGCCGGTGCAGCAGGCGGTACAAATGCCAGCAGCGTCAGTCCCGGAG